CTTGTGGTGCTGGGGGTATACGCCGTTGTTGATCCCCTGGTATATATCTTCCAGACTCTAAAAACTTTTGTTGGTTTATTTTTTGGTTCATCTCTTTTTCAGACGCATACCCTAAACTAGTTGGTGACATTTTTTGACTACCTCCTAAAGAAAGGACAAGCATTAAGGAATCTAGTAACTTTTGTTTTCCAAGAAAAGGAAGTATGTATCCAGGTATTGATGTGCCTCCCATAATTTTAGGTATTGATGTGCCAGGCAGATATTTACCTGTCGAAACAGAAGGTTTAACGGAACCGGGAGGGGTTTCATACCTAGCTAAAGGACCAGGCTCAGAAGGGGCTATAGCACCATACCTAGCTAGAGCACCATACCTAGCTAAAGGATCACCGGAGGTTTGATTTGGCGAAGAAGTTTTTACTATATCAAAAAAACCTAATTGTCCTGGAGAAACAGAAGGTCTATAAGAAGAAGGAGTTGGTGTGCTTCTTGTATTTACAGGTATTGGGTCGTACGCAATAAAAGGCTGTCTTCTTCCAGTAAAATTCTGCGGAGCTCCACTGCGAGTAAATAAAGAACCTTGTTTAACACCGTCTAAAAAGAGTTTTAAAGCGCTAGCTACGTTAGGTTCCACTTAAAACAAGATTAGTTCTTGTTTTAATATAGCGCTTACCTCCATTTAGTGTAAAAATAGATTCTGTCAGCCCTCGCTGTATCCGGAGGTCCAGGTATTGCTTGAATAAACTCTCCCCCACTACGTTCGTAACGATAACGCGCAGTCACAGGGTCCTTATAATTAGGCACATAAAGCATATGAGCTAAACGATCACATTCGAAGTGGTAATTTTCTCGCCATATCCTTGCTGTCTCTCTCTTATCTTGAATATTAATTGAACGACTAACATCACCAAAAATTGTTTCTTGGCGGCTAGTAGCTCTTCCGGTAGCAAGTTCAGTTAAACGTTCGGCTTCTTCACAACGTTCAATTTGACCAACAATTTTATCATAATAAAATTCGGATGGGATGCTGCTTGTAGCCTCTAAAAGACGAGCGTAGTCTCCAGCAGGCACCGTGGCGATGTTATATCCAAGGTGATATGCACAGCGACTAAAGTTATAATCGTCAAGCCTATATCCAAAAGTTTGAGCGGGGTTACGGGTTAGCTGATTTATTGCAGCATAAATTATTTCTCGTTTTGTCGCATCAGTGGTAGTTGCTTGAAAAACAACACCTTGTTGCGCTAAATAACTTTGAATTTGCTCAAGTTCTTGTTGAGAGAATTGAGACATTTATTTAAAAACTAGATATTTTTATTCTATCTAATCTACAAAATAAAAATTTAAATTACTCTACATACACAACACCAGCAGCAAAGACCTCATCCCAGTCAACTCGAGTAATAGCTTTTAGCTGCTCTAGCTTTGTAAAACGCTCCCCAGGCATAGATTGTTGTAATTCTTTAATTTCAACAGCAGTTTTGACTCCTACTCCTTTAAGAACTTGAGTCAATAACTCTGGAGTAGCTACGTTTATATTAATTCGATTCTCATAAGGAATTTCTGGTTGAATAATTTGACGTCCACGGCGTTTTAAGGCGGGTTTTGCATCTTTTTTATCTTCTGTACCTTCTACAATTTCAATTTGGCCTTTATGAGCAAAAAATACTTTCCCAGTAGTGGTCGATCTCACCATTTTGTACTCACCTTCATCATGCTCGCTTAAAATTTCAACTTTAACTCCGCTAGGTTTATACAAAACGTTTTGGGCTGTGGTTGGGGTCATTATGTGAGCAATATCTACGATTATTTTACTAATAAATTTCAATTTCAGTTGTCATATTGGTATACATAAAAAAAACCCCTTCGAAAAGGGGTTTTATATGAACCTTTAATAGAATCAGGCGGGAACCGTAGAGGTATAAACGTTGGATTCAACTAGACCGGCGGGTTGAAGTGCCAGATCATCGCGAGAGGGAGCGTCGTCAGCTAGGAACCAGCACACTTCGCAGATACCCAGAGCTTTGTTTTTGCCCCGAAGTAGTCCGTTAGAAGCGCGAGGATCAAATACACCAGACGCTTGAGCAAGACCAGAAGCAGCAGAACCGCCCAGATTGGTCACGGAGAATACTTTATACTGAATTTCGGCACTAGTCCGGTACAAAGTAGTGCTATCAAATACAACGTTATTGGTGTTGTTAGAACCGTTTGTGATCCGGCTGCTGCTACCAGCGAGGGTAACAAAGAATCCGGAAGCAGAAGGAGTGGTATTTAGACCAACACCAACAGCAGGACCTAGGCCCAAAGTTGGAGTAGAAGAACCACCGCCAACACCACTACTGATCACATCACCACCATCAACGCGGAGAGCTAAACGGTAAACATAAGCGCCAGAGGGAACTTTAATCCCGTCAGTGATATCAGCACGAACGTCTTTTAAAGCATCCGGCGAAGGAATGATTACAGCAGAGTTCAAGAAAGGACTGTTAGCGCCGTTCAGACCAGAGCTGTAAGCCTGGGTATAGTATTCCAATTGGCTAGTGGTGCCCAAAGCTTGGAAAGACAGGTCGACATAACCAATAGCTTGTTGAGCAATCCAACCAGGAGTAAAAACTACACCGACAGGACCACCAATAGGTTGATTGGAGAAGGTGGTTTCTGTATCGTTCGCATTACGGAATTGGAACGTCTTTTCGGCGTGCCAATAACGTAAAACGTTTGTATAGTTTCCAGGATAAATTTTGGAAACTTGAAGCTGATTAGCATTAATTGTCATTTTTAGTTACCTCCTCAAACGTTGAAAGAGTAGGCAACAGTAACGAAATCAGCGTTCAGAAGCTCAAAACCTGCGTACAGGCTCCAGATCATCATGATGAAGCGACTGAAATCGTCGTTGTTGTTAAGTAACACTTGAGCGTTGTTACCGCCGATACCGACGCCAACACTCTGAGGACCAAAAAACATACCGATAGCGCTGTCGTACGTAGTCGAAGTACCACCGATACTTGCTGTGGCGGTTTGGGAAGGCATGTTGGTAGATTCAAAGAATCTCACACCTTCAAACACAAAACCGGTAGGCATGATGGGTTCGCCAGCCACAAAGGAGGCTTGCCCAAAACCCTGACCCATGTAGATAGCAGCGTTAGGCTGCATAGCAGACATGAGAGGGTTAATCTGACCGTTGCCGGGGTAGCGAGCCACTTCGCGGAAATCGCTGTTCTGACGCAGGTGCATCAGGAAAGTAGGATCGCAAACGCAACGATAAAAACCGTCTTGATAAGTGGGGGTGTTCCGCTTTCGCAGAGATTTTACCACGCGGAGAAGGTCGTCCTTAACGTCAAATTTGGCTTGCTCTGAGTTGGTGTAGGTTAAAGAACCAACAGCCAAATCACCGGGGTAATAGTAACCACCTTGGATATCAGAAGATTGACCTTTAGATACAGCTTTCAAGAGTTCATTAATGAACACCCGATCACGCCAACGACGATAGTCGTCTAATAAGGTTAAAGAACCAATTGATTGATGGAAGGCAGTTAGATTACCAGTATCCAACAGTAAACGTTGGGCGGTAATTAATGTCTCACGTGCAATCTTAAATGTACTAGCTTGTGTTGGATCACTAGAGTCGGCGGGTCCGGTGTATTCCCTAAGGGTCACCAGAACCTTATCCTTCACAATATTGCGGCTGCTAGCAGTACCAATGGTCTGCTCTGCAGTGCGCTCACGTGACTCTTTGCTTCCAGGGTTTCCCCAGAATCTGTAACGATCAAGCTGCACGGTTTGGCCTGGTTGCTTGCTGAAGTCATGGACTACAACTGGCTCTGCAGCCATCTCCACCACATCACATTGTTACCCTAAAGGCTTTTTATCCTTTAGTTCTCACAGTTTGCCATCCTGTGAGGTCAGACTATATCATCGACCCGATAGGTCGCCGCGCACTCGTGCCTCCTTATTGCCCGTTGCTTTTGCACTTGGGCTCGCTCACTTACCGAAATAAAAGTGAGGTCAATTTTGTGCTTCATGCACTCAGGAACAAAATCCTCAATAGATGAGCACAATAGTTTAAGAGAACGTTTGTTGAACCTCAAGAAGTACAAACCTGTCTTTTTATGAAAACTAACTTCCGGGGTTGCCCCCGTAAGAGAGATAATCCAATCACCTACTTTAGCGATTTGGGTCTTGTTCTCATAAACAGCCAGTTGGTTCCGAGTAGAAAGATTACGTCCTCGATAAACATTGACAAAGGTAGTCGTTGAACCTTCCGTTCCTTTCAGAACGGCTTGGCTGCTGATTCCCCAGAGCATAGCTCACGGAGGGGTTCCAGCAATTCACGCGGTTTTCACCAAGCACTTACGTGCTTAGGGCGCATATGTATACGCTGGGTGAGGACGGTACAGTTCTGCACCGAGCAGCTTCGGAAAATCATTGTCGACGAACAAAACGCCAACCTCCGAAAAACTACTCTTTTATTTTAAGTAATTTATATAGAGTTGGTATATTGTTTGTCGTATTAATAGCGTTATTTACTTTTCTGTTAACTTAAAACAAATCTATATATTCTTTTGATTGCTTATATTCACAGAAAGACTAAATCTATGGGGTAAAGCACGAATGCCCTCTCCCGTAATTCCATAAATAGAACCAAGATTAAAAGCGTAACGTGAGGACCTACCGCGATAAATGTAACGAGTCGGAGCACCCATTAAACCAGGAACTTGAGCGTAAACAGTTTCAGTAAAAGTTTGGCAATATACGGGAGGGTTGTATTGCCATTCTGCTCTTGTTACTTCTGTGGCACCAGGTGATGCTGTAGTAGTTAACAAAGAACCCATCTGACGTGGATGTGACACGCCTCCGCCAGTAGTTCCTTCATCTGATGAATTTCCCTCAGGAGTATTGTATGGGTCGTAAGATTGACTAGAGGGAGCATCTCCGAAGTAATAGGTATATGCGCCTGTATCACGAATACCAAAAGGAGGATTATAAGTTGTTAAAACTTTAGCATTAGCTATTTTTTGCGTTGTAAATCCTCTAAAACCGTTGTAAACACTGATTGCTCCACTTGGAGAATAGTAAGTAAAGTTATAGTCTGACCAATAACCAGAGACAGCAACGGGTACGGCCCTCCAAGTATCGACTACATAGGCACCTGAGTTAGGAGGTCCTATAACAGGACGTCCATAATCTGCACCAAAGTCATTAACGCCATACCATGAAACTTGATTTCCAAGAGGATCAACAAAACCACTTGAGACAACTAAATATTTTTGAGCTAAGGCAAGATCATCACCAACACGATTAGGTCCAGACTGCTGCTGATGCAATCCGGTGTCGTATTTATAGTTAACAAGTGAAATGTAACCCACAAAAAATAAAAAAGGGCTACTTTAAGTATACCTTGTTAAACTATTCGGCTGTCGTTTGTATTTTGGAATCTACTGTAACAATATCTAATGCAATTTTTTCCATATCTGATTTATATTCTTGTTTAACAGAGGCAAGTTCTTTCTTTAGCTCCTCTAATTGGGCTAAAAGTTTTGAATTCTCTGAAGAATCGCGACGACGAGTGTGTCCAATGGGGAGAACCATGATTAATCTCTTTTACTATTAGTGTAATGCTGACTTTTTCTTTTAGCACTAATCCTTTCGGGCAAATCTCCTTTAGTTTTTTCCTCATATTTGCGGACTGTTGCTTCAGGGATCTCCCCACGTTCAGCCATTGCGTAAAATTTACGTCTTTGAGCCTCTGACTTAAAAGGAGCCATAGAAAAAACCCCCGTTTCCGGGGGAATTTAGATATTAAATCGTAAATCAAGCAGCATCTAAGAATAAAAGCTTCTGACGGAAAGCATCAGGGCTCATTTGACTCAGATAACGCCACGCTTGCTCAGGATTTTGATTCATGGTTTGCGAAAAACCATTCCACTGAGACTCAGGATCATTGCGAACCGGACCAGCAGAGGCAGGGACAGCAGGCATATCATAGCGAGGTTGATAAGCTGCTTGCTGAGAAGGATAACCAGAGTCGTCTGCGTCTACTGGATACACTTCGGTAAAAAACCTATTGGTGTAATCAGCTAATTGATCAGGGTCGGTAAGAATATGCTCCATCGCAGCACCACGTGTGGCGATCGCATTCATATTTTCGTTCTGAGCAATCAGAGCGTCTTCAAGTGTCACAGCATACTGATTAAGAATGCCGGGAGCTTCAATTCCGAAGTGATTAACGACCTGAGCGCTTACGGGGCTTAGCTGGGGGGCTTGGTTGCGCCCTGTAGAAACTTGAGAGGAAGTTTGGGTCGTAGAGACGTTGTTGGAGTAAGTCGGGGCTGCCGTAGGCGCTTGGTATGCCCAAGGTTGGGCCTGTAAAGGCTGACTGTACTGCGGAATAGCCTGTTGCGTCGTCGCGTATTGTGGAGACGGTGCTGTTTGGCTGGGGAATGGTGACATCCTGGACACCACCCTCTCCAGGCTGCCCATCGCTGCTTCCCAAGGGTTGCCCGGGTTGTAGGCGGACGGAGACTGGTTGTACTGGTTGCTGGTAGAAGGGACCGAAGCCTGTGTTGCCTGCAACGGCATTTGGACTGTAGGTACCGAAGCTACCGCCGGGGTACTGGTTTGTGCCACCCACTGCGGGTAAGCGGTTGAGCCCTGGTCCTGTGCTGGCGCCGCCAAGGGGGGTGCTGCTACCGGGCTCGGGATCGAAGCTTGGATCTGCTGGCTCATAACTACCCGAGTAGGTTAATTCTTGCGCGAGGTGGTCAAACGTCCTGTATAACAGTGGCGTTATGTTTAATCTAGGATCGGCCCCTAAGGGTTGATCCGGGGCGAGAGGATGTGGCGTTTGCAACATCTGTGATAATAATACTAAAAATTGTTGCATTGCGCTTTGAGTTTGTTGAATCATTCTAAAAGGAAAACCTTTTAGCATTTCTTCTCGCTCAGCATCTGTTTTATCAGGGAATAAATAACGCAAAGCCTCAACACTATCTACTCCTAATTCTTGTAAATTACGTACAACAATTGACTTTTGGTTAATATCATAAGCGGTATCTTCATAAACATCTCCTTGAAAACGATAGGATACAGTTCTGTCACCGTCTGGCGGCAGACCAAAAACACCGCTTGGAACTGCAGCTGACGAAAGAGCTTCTTGCATCATCTGCCTTAACTTTTGATCAAACTTTTGTTGTTCGACCTGAACTCGAAGTGTCTCCTCAGATGAGCTGTCGACAGCAGGTTTAGGTTTTTTTAATTTTGCCACTGCAGCAAAACTATCCTTAAATGTTTCCTCTTGGTGATAAATAATCATTTCTAACATTTTACAAAAACCGTAAACTAAGAAACTTTTATTTTTTCGTAATGCTGTAGCTTGAGCACGACCCATTAAACCTTTAATTTCTGTAGCAGTTGCTCCAGCAGAAACTGAAATTTCATCAACTCCTCCTAAAGCTGTTCGAATTTCTTCGCGCAACATCAAAGACCACCGGTTCATGTCTCCATTTACTGGATCTGGAGTCATATAACCAACTCGATCCGATGGTTCGACGTTTGCAATAACACGTGGTACTCGTAAACCACCTATTAATCCGCTAGAGCCAAAAGGTTCACTAACTCGTGTTGATGGTGTGTCTCTACCGGCAAATCCACTTTGACTACTAATTGTAGGGCGGAAATTTCTATCTGAGTCGCTAGCCTCGACAAGATCACTACGAGGACGCGAACTAATAAGTGTTGGATTACCAAAAAATTCAATATTTTTAGCAATATTTGTAATTAAAGTATCGTGAAGTACAATTTGTTCCATAAAGGGCTCAAATTCTCCTTCTCCTGAAGTACCGCTGCTATTTGGTTTGTTAAGAACCTCTACGGCAGGTATAAAACCTAAAGTATTTTCTCTTGTATTTTTAGAATTTACGAGTCCTCCTGGCTCCAGATCAAAACTCAACTCTGTATTAGATTCAAACTCTGATATACGGTCTTCCGTAATAGAAATTCGAACATAACGTTCATTTAATCCTGTTGTGTCAGATGGTAACCCAATGTTATTACTACGAATTTTATATTTATAAATAATTACAACTTCATTTAAGTTTCCATTTACATCATGATAAACACGATACTGATCTTTAGCAAAAAAGTATATTTGATACTTTAATTTTGGGTCAGGTCGAAAATAAAATAACCCACAACCGTCAATTAAAAAATTACGAATAATTGAAGGAAAACGAATATCAATTTTATTTAAAGAAATAAGGCTATTCAAAAATTTAGATCTAGCTTTATACGTGTCTTGTTCGCAATAAAAAGTCAGACCCTTCTTAATCATCAACAGCGTCATTTGCTGGATGTGACTAAGAACGACTAAAGTAGACGCTTGTTTGGATCTATCTTGAGTCCGCGAAGCTTCAAGAATTTCTTGAAAGCGTTGACGGACTCCGATCTGGTCGGCCATTCTGTGAACTACACAACGAGATTAAAATTTAAAACTAAGCTTTTTTACCTGCAGCTTTAACCTTATTGGCTTTCTTCAAAGCTTCTTTACGCTTTTTCATTTTTTGTTCTTTATCTTCATCTTTACCGTCCCGCTTTGCCTTATTGGCAAAATACTCACGGAGTTGTTCGGGCATCTGATTAGCCATCGGGAAGCAGATAATTTCTTACTCTTTCTAGTTTAAACAACTCTGGCGGTAATAGGTCATGCGGGTATGATTGTAAAATATGATCTTTTCGACCTAAAGGATCTGTGCTTCCAGGTAAAGCTTTATAAGAATCTAAAAAGTCTAACATTTCTTGGCTGTAAGCAGGAGCATATGCGTTAGGAATATCGTCGTAGCAATGAGAAAACGATGTAAGTTTTCGTTTCATTCGAGCTGAGTCACCCATCCAAGAGAAATGCCAACCGCAATCGCAATTACCTACAACAAGTCCATTGTCCCTCATTCTGATTCGCGAAGGTGTCTCTTCTAGATGATTGTGTAAAACCACGGTGCCACAAGTCCAATTATTCGGGGGTTTGGATGAATCTCCTTTTGGATCAATAACTCTTAGATCTGCCCTTCCGTAAAACATAGGCATTGATAGACGTACACATCTGTCTGGATTTGCTTTTGCAATTTCGACTGCTTTTAAAAGAGCCTCCGGTTTTGGTATTTCATCTACATCACTAAAGAAAAAAACGGAATCCGGTGAAGTTAAACGCATCCCTACAGCAAGAGCGTCGCGTTGTGCGTATTCCCGTACCCATGGATTAGGGGCTATTTCTTTAGGAGGCAATTCAACGTGAAGAACTTGTATTTTTTCTTCAGGTAAACCTAGTTCTCGAATTGTATCAAGACAAGTGAAGGGTTTTGGTTCCCCTTTAAACGTTAAATTTCCGTCTGTAATAATAAAACCTTCAACAATATCCTTTAAAATATTTATCCTTAATTCAAGAATTTCTTTTTCATCAAAATATAAAAAACAATCGTAGAGCACGAATTTAAGGCGAGTATCACTATGATGGTAGCATTGACTTGGGCGGATTACCATTTCCTGCAGACGCTGTGAAAGAGTTTTGTGCTGGTCTTTTCTGATTTGCCTTATTAATTGCAGATTGAATTAATCTGTTCTTTATATTTCTCATAAACGTTTCGGAGCTATGCATCGGTGACTTAGGATCATATGCTTCTTTTCGTGTAGGAAAAAAATCGTGCCTCATTGGTTGATCAACGCTACGCTGATACTGAGTTTGCTGACCTGCGGCATATTCTTGTTTTGCAAAAGCATCCGAAAAAAAGTCCTTAGCTTGATTAAAAGGATTAGACATAACTAGCTTGCTTTTCTTTTAATATACTCGGAAGCTCGCCTACGGGCCTCACGGGCTTTTTCTGTATTAGGTACATGGGTATTGACAGGCTTATTGCCAGCTGTTTCTTTTTTCTTTTTTTCGTCCGTTTCACGTCTTTCAGCTGGACTCATCTGAGCCCACGCAGAGCGTGGTAAATAACGTTCGGTTCTTCCCTGTTCGCGAGCTAGATCAGGCATTCCTCGCAACCTCTTCTATTAGTTTTTGTTGAATAGATTTATAGATCAGATCGTCCGTCGTATCTTTAATTATGGCGTATAATCGTGGATCATAAGAGCTAGAATCAAACAATGACCCTGTTTTTTGAATACTTGCAAGAGACTTTGCAAATGTAGGTAAATTACGTTCTCGATAACTTTTACCGGTCCCTGTTAAAGCAGAGACAAAAGATTCGGGCGTCATTGTTTTCCTCGATTAGATTCGTACTCCTCTCTAGTCTGCCAATCTTCCTTACCCCACTTGCGTAAGCGATTGTTGTCAGACTTTTTTCCTTCGTAAGTACCGCCTGCATCTTTATAATACTTCACTGCTAACTGCATGGCACGGGCACTGTGTCCTCCCATTTTTCTACGGGCTTTGGCTTTTGCTTGTGCCCATTTTTTAGGGTCACGTTTTTTAGCAATGTCAGACATTAGTAAAGAACGTAAACGTGGTCTACTGTACTTGTTCCGCTAATCGCTGTAACAGATAAAGGTAAAAAAACATCTGTTCTTATGTGATCAAAACTTATAAATGATCCTGGGGAATCGGCTAACTTAACAATAAGCGTTTTATCGGCATTTTTATTTGAAGTTTCTACGTAAATACCTCTACACGCAGGGAAAATTGAATTTGTGCCAGCATTGACTGTAAATCCGCTGGCGTAAGGTAATGAAGCAGAAAAACCGTAACGACTCCCAAAAGCCCTGACGTCCATAATTAATTGAGTGTTTTTTTAAGTTTAGCCAAATAAATTGCAGTTTTTTGTAAATCTGCTTTTCCTTTTTTCCATCACCACAAATATTTAAAATGCAGCATTCTTAATAACCCTGAAACTTAATAATTTCTACAAAAGCTAATTGTGCTTTGTAACACTCAATTCTATTTCTGATATATTAGTTTGGATTAGTGTTGTCCTTTTACAGGATTAAACCAATAGATTGTTCCATTTTGTGATTCTATATACTTTCTTAATTTATAGGCTTCTAATTTAGGCAAGATTACACATTTATGTTTTTTATTGATGACATAACAGATAGAAACTAATATGGTGCCACTGTGTGTCACTTTCTTATATTGTTAGCATACTTGCACAGCATATCAATAAGTCAGAATCATTTTGTAAATTTTTTGTGTATTTGTCGTCGTCATGACAAATTAATCCGCAATCAAGAATTTCGTAATGGTCTTTAACTTTACGTACAGGAACACAGCGTCTATGCTGAAAACCAGGAGGGGGTGATTCAAATGCCAAACCCATAGAACTGCGGTCGGCTATAGGCCAATTTCGAATACCAACTTTTTCGTAACTTTTATGGGGATCATAACTATCTGAACGAATATATTGTTCGCCTTCATTTTGATCTAAAATCATGGCCCCGTAATAAGGGTTAGCTAAAGCAACAAAAAAACTTACAGAATAATCTACTACTAAAAGATTGGGGACTTTATACCCTTGATCAGACCAAACATTAGGTGTTTCTTTAGTAAGTGAATATTTGTGGTAATTATCAAACGGAATTTTTTTATCATACTTTTTCTCATACCGAACAAATCCAGGTTCAAGCTTATATTTAGCTAATGCCGGTTTCCACTTTAAATAATATTTAAAATTTTCATAATTCATTAACATGTCGTTTTCTGTGTAGATATAGTAATCTGCTTTATTATTTAAGATCGCTTGAGCTAAATCTGTTTTATGAGCCCAAGTTAAATACCAACCTTCATACGCAGGAGAGGCAACTTTAATTTGTAAATTTAACTTTTTAAATTCGGATAAAGTAACTTCTAATACTTCAATATCATCTTGTGAAGCGTAATCTATGTAAATATTAATTTCAAAACTAAAGGGAAACTCCATGTAACCACGTAAAAGATTAATCAAACAGTCTATGCGTTCAAGAGGTTTATGTGCTGTAATTGCAGCCCAAATTCGTTTCAACATAAACCAAAAAAGCCTTCTAATACTCTATTGAGAAATTACCACGTCTTTGTAAATAAGTTATTAAGTGCGTATATGCGTCCAACAGGTCGTCGTGAGAGGTCGCCCCAACATTTATGATTTGATCAAACAAAGCGTCAAATTTTCGATACCTATTAAATATAATTTTTTTATTTTCTAATAGCCCTAAAGTCCCTCTAAAACGAGCTATTTTATCTCCCCTAAAACCAGTGACTTCGTGAATATGTAAATTGCTTAATCCGCGTTCATTTAATAGAACTCTTCGAAGGTCCGCCGCTAGACTTGCTTGGTAAGCAACTGATTCAACAACTAACGTGATTGTAGAATAAGTTGGAAAATACACATCATTTTGAAAAGATAAAATTCCCCATTCGATTAACATATCACATAACAAATCTATTTTTTCTAAATTCCCAATAGAGCGACATTGATGCGAATCAATAACATAGTATTTATCTTTTAATCTTCCTCCTAAAACAAAAGCCGTATAATCGCTGGTTTCATTCCTACTTGCGGATAAATCAATGCCGATAGCTAGCGAATCAAATTCAGTCTCAACGTCAGCTCTAACAAGTAAGTCAGGAGAAACAATCAGATCCGTGGTCAGAACAGGCTGTTGTTGGTATTGGAAAGCAAAGGCCACGGGGTCAAGTTCTTTTTGACCAAGCAAATAATCAACACTCCATTGCTCTGGCCAATAACTTACTGGGTTTCCTTTGTTGTCGTAAGTTATAGCTTCTTGTGTCACTTGTTTCCAATTTTTTTCGGGCGTAAACATTGTTTTATGAATGTCTAAGGGATGAAAACGTGTTCCTAAACAAATAGCTCTACCTCCTTCAAAAATAATTGGTGCGATAACAGATGACCAGTTGTTGTCCATTTCGTCTCTAATGGCAGGGTTTCGTATATCAGCGCTGCTTTTGATTGGGTCATCTATGAAACACAAGTGAGCACGTTTTGACGTAATTGACCCTCTAAGGCCTGCAGCACGTAATGTAAATTCTTCGTCACCTACTCTTGGAATACCAGCGTAATCAAAATCGATAGACCAACCAACATCACTTTGCATACCTGGTTTAAGCCTACAATTAGGAAATATTTTTTTAAACTCAACTGAATCAACAATTTGTTTTATGATTCGACTTTTAGGAACAGCAGTAGCAATATTGTAAGAAATATAAATAATTTGAAGAGGCATCTTTGCTGCTGTATGACGCCCGATACACCACGCGGTAAACATATTGAGCACTGTGCTTTTCGCCGACCCCCTCGGACTTAATATATCAAGGTTTGATCCCGCTATATCTAATAAGTATTTATTACTTTGATATGTTATTAAGTGTGTATACCACTCCAACATGTGTCTTGCTGGAGGTTTATCTAGAAGAGTACAAAATGTCTGAAATTCATTCGCTGCTTTGGTATAAATAGAATTTTCTCTTGTGTTTGAATCTTCTACAGCGCGAACAGCGTTTAACTGAGCCCGGCGACGATAAGCAAAAGTTTCCCGACTAGGCATGTCATTAAGCTGGCAATGTCGCTATACTAATCGTACTTCAAGTTTACAGTAAAAGTGGCAAAAGTTCTTTGGTACGGAGATGCATGTTCAAACACAGGGTTTGGTCGTGTAACAACTAGCGTACTAGAACACTTACAAAAAGAACATAAAGTAGAGGTTATAGGAATTAACTATAATGGAGATCCTCACGATTTTCCCTATAAAATTTATCCAGCATCAAACTTAGCTTGTCCGGATCGTTTTGGTATTCCACGACTGCCGGAGTTGGTCGACAAAATTAAACCTGATATTTTTATATGTCTAAATGATGTTTGGATTGTAAATCAAGTATGGGAACGCATTCAATTTCTCAAAGATCAATACAAATTTAAGTTTATTGCTTACTTTCCTATTGATAGCGAAGCTTATTACCCCGAAATGTTGCGAAACATCCCTCATTGGGATTTAGCCATAACATTCACAGTTAACTGTGCTCATAGAATTCTTAAACACAATATTCAGCCAAGTAAATTAGGCGTGTTGCCTCACGGTGTAGATACATCAAAATTTACTCCTATGCCTCGGGATAAAGCTCGCGATGCACTAGGAATTCCAAAGGACAAATTTATAGTTTTTAATGGGAATAGAAACCAACCCAGAAAACGAATTGATCTGACAATACAAGCTTTTGCTAAATTTGCAATTGGAAAACCAGATACTATGCTTTATCTCCATATGGGGATAAAAGATCTAGGTTGGGACATAACCGCTTTATTTAAAAGAGAGATGTCTAAGTACGAATTAGATGATAAACAAAGGTTGATTCTAACATCAAATGAAATAAATTATGTTGCGGCTCCGCCCGACGATTTATTAAACAAAATTTATAACTCGTGCGACGTAGGTCTTAATACCGCCGATGGAGAAGGTTGGGGTTTAGTTAGTTTTGAACACGCAAGTTGCGGTAAACCGCAAGTTGTACCAAATCACACAGCATGTAAAGACATTTGGGAAGGAGCAGGTATGCTCATCGATATCTCCACGTGGGTAACGGATAAAGATTTAGGTGTAGAAAGAGGTTTAATTGATGTAGATGACGCTGCTTCTTTAATTACAGAATTATATAGTGACAAGGAAACTTACGATAAAGTAGCTGAGGATTGTTTTAATGTAACGCAACGCAACGAATATCGTTGGGAATCCGTTTCAATGGGATTCACTAAAGCCATCTCTGACCTTCTTGCTTGACATGCAAACTACATTCCGCTTCCGTCACTTTAATTCAGACGTTACCTTTTTTATAAGAAAAGAATTTGAGGGTATCCCCAGTGTCTATAGACAAGCAGAAAAACTTAAGGGTACTTTTTCAAGAATTGTTCACGGATTACCTATACATAACGTAGCCAATTTTAGTCCTTCAATTCTACAACATAATAAGAATACATATATTGCTTGGAGGTCTCAGCCTGAACCTTTTGGTTTTAAGTACGACAATAATTATTACTATTTGAATAATAAACCTACAGATATTTATCTAGGACAATTAGCTAATGATCAAACGATTCTTGGGGCTAAAAAATTGCGCTGCGCACCTCACCGACTTAGTTACGAAGATCCCAGATTATTTGTTGGACCAGACGACCAGATGTATGTACAATTTGTAACTTCTAAATATGCCAGTAAATACGATTCTAAAGGTGTAAAACTATTTGACTCGCCTAAAGTGGCGGTTTGTTATATAGATGAAACAGGAAAAGCAGTAAGTGCTGCGATTCCTCCTATAGGGAAAAACAGGCTTAAAGGTGAAACCGAAAAAAATTGGTGTTTTTTCTCCCACGAGGACTTACTGCATTGTCTTTATTCAATTAGACCTTTTGTCATAGAAAGAGAGAAAAAACCCCCAATAAAAATTAATAGTGATATTCTTGAAAATGTAACTAAAGGAACGCCAACGTTCTGTTCATTGCCGCCGTTAAAAATAAATAATGAAAACCTTATTTTTTATCACTGGAAACACATGGCGTATGACCAAAACGGTCAACCTTATCTGTTATATCACTTAAGTGTTTTTTTGGTAGACGCGAATTTTACATCAATAACCCACGTGGCAAAAAAACCTTTAATGAGTGGGTCGTTAGAAGATACTTTAATAACTTGGACAGACTACTCAGGTAATCCTGTTTCAAAACAACCAGCAGTTTTATTACCTTTCGGGGCTTTTGTAGATAATGATGAGCTCGTAATGTCGTTAGGAGTAAATGACGCTTTTATGGGAATCTTACGCTGTCCGCTAACTGAAATTTTGAAAAAGTTAGAAAAAGTAAATTAGGACTTTTCTTCTTTTTCAAGTGTAGACCAAACAATTAGACCGGCATCTTCTAATAAAGCTAAAATTGTAGGTTGGTCTTGAAAAGTGTTAGATAACTCACGTAGACATCGATCAGCACCAGCTAATAATAAACCTCTTCTATCTAATCCATCTGAAATAGCTCGAACAGTCTGAATATGGGATCTCAACTCTTTCTGTAAAGATGCAATTTTTGTAGCCGCTGTGGCATAATCAAGCATACCTTGAATAGTCATGTTTCTTACGTTTGTAATATCAACACGGAGTTCATCAATTTCAATTAAAAGAACCTTACGTAGATCCTCTTTAGGATATTTCTCCTGAGTCCACGCGGTTAAATTTGAAATACTACCTGAGTAAGATGGTTTTAAAAAACGTGCATAAAGATAAGATTCGATATCGCTTGTTGCATTTTTAGCGTAATATGTAAAAGCATCCCGGTCTGATTTTTCTAACGACGTCAACCAGTCTCCAACATTTGTGCTATTGCCAATTAATGATGTCATCACGCAAATGATGCACGACCTTGTGCTGCCATTTGAGCTCCAAGACGTCTCAATGCCATTTGTCCCTCAATTTGACCTCGTTGAATTGCTAATTTATTTCTGGTATTTTCTTGTTCTTTAGCTATATCTAAATTTGTAGATGCTATTTGAGCAGCTAATCTGTTTTGTCCAGCTAGAGCTTCCCCACCTGCTTGAGCTAAAGTAGTAGCCGTCGGTTGTAATAATGATGTTTCACCCCTAAGAGTATTACCTGCAACATCAGCTTGACTTGCAAGCGTTTGCTGCCCTATAGAAGCTGTTCCGGCTTGCGCCCCCATACCTAATTGCGAAGCCCCTTCCATCTGTTTCACGCCAAGCGTTGTTTGAGATTCAATCCCAGTTCTACCCGTAGCACCTGTCTCGGATGTCAATCTGTCTCCAATAGTACCTAATGCTTTAGACCCAACTTGA